TCCAGCTGATGGGCGTCCAAATAATTGAACGAATTCTTTAAATGACTCTACCTTGACCGGTCGGTTGGCCGGGCCCTTTGCGAAACGTCCTACAATCACCGGGCCCATTCGCTCGGGAAGCGGCGGTAAAGCGGATTCATCAATTTCATCGATGAAAACACCGGGTGAAATAAATTTAAATTTGTCAACTGCCATGTTTATAGCTCCCTTGGATAATCTCTAGTTTAAACTAAAATAAAATACACATTTTCATAATTAAATAGTCTTGGCTGGTTGGAAACTCCTTTAAAATCTAAATTCTCCATCTTCATCTCCAATGATGATTCGTTCCCTAGCAAAACGTATTTGTACAGCGTTTTCCCTTCTTACAGTTCTGCGCTGACTTTGGTTTTTACCGTCACCTATAAGATACCCTAAAACATTAATGGCTAGTTTCGTTTCATACTTGCGTTCATTCTGCTCATAAGAGGAGACATTGTTGGCTAACGCCAGGTCTCCCTCTATAAAAGCTTCATAATTATTATAGTTGTGACTAATCATAATTCTCTTATGAGCATGGGCCCTACGAATGAAGGGCACCGTGATATCATTCATTTGCTCCTGATACTCGGTTCTGATAGATATATCGTATCCTAATTCCACATATATGGGTATAGGTATGGTGATGGTCTCGAAGACAACTTTGTTGTTTTTCTTGTGCCTATATGTAGGGAAATTAGTTTGATTTCGAGCTTTATAAGCATCCATATTAGCGAAATTAGAAGTCTTATCTTGTTTAATAACCTTATTAATTGTTAAAAGGCCGCCTTTCAAATCACCCTGAGGATCAACTGCAGCATATGGAACACCTTTGTTTTCGAATTGTTTTGTAACTTTTGTTCTTTCAACAACAATAACTGGCAAAATGATCTGCCCAGTCTTATCACGCCTTATATCGGTATTTTTTATATTATGGGCCCTTTCGGATCCCGCCCATATTACCGGTACTTTTTCGAAACCTTTATTAGTTGTTGTTTTTAAATCCAAAGAGTCATTAATAAAGTTATATAAAGCCATATCGATATCTTCCAGCTCAGATTTGTATCTTGGAACATCTCTTGCCACATCTTCATTTATAGAATCTTTATGTGCCATCAAAAAGGCCCTCTCTAGACTTGATACATTCAGCAGATATTTCAATTCTTCTATCCGCCTGGCCAAATAGTTCTTTTGTCTCTTCTAATTTGACTATTTCATAATGGTTTTCACCATAGGCAACAAAATCACCTTCGCGGACGAAAAGATCTTGATCTTCAGTTAATCTTCTTTTGTGAAAATGAACTTTTATTTTTACAGTCTTGTCTATACCATATTTATCAGTTTGTGTTGTTTGGCCCATAAATTCAACCAAAGCATAGACCCTGACAGGAGGCAAAAAAGTTTTAACAACCGCTTCATTATATAACGAATGAAAATTTGTATGTTCTAGATCAATTGGATAATATGCAATTTGTTGTCCAATTACTCTTTCAATTAACTCATCATTAACCTGTTTAACCAAGTCTCGTTCTTTTTCACCAAGAAAAAGAGGAGGGGGTGGCTGAGTTGGCTGCGTCCATTTATTTTTTTCACTCGCCATTTAAATTTTACCCCTGGTAGACAGAATATGGATATGTACGTGCTAACTCCTGAGTGTTCTTGGCCATATCATTTTGTGCTTCTGTAAGTTTTTGATAAGTTAACTCATCTAACACCTTCTGCAGTTCTTCCCTCAACTCTTTTTGTTCCGCTTTAGCTTCTGTAATCATTGCGGGCCCGTTAAGTGTTACTGAAGCCCCGGGAATTGGAATTGTGGCAAACTTACTTCGAATCTGACCAAGGACTTCTTTACACAAAGATATAGTAAATCTTCTAATCCACTGTTTTCCTATACTATTAATGCTCCGATAAGGTATATTTGCCAGAGGCAAAGTGTTCATGTTATTAACACCGTCCAAGCCACCTTTGCGATCATCCTGATCTTCCCATGGATCTTCCTCAACTGTGAATTCGAACCAAATCTTTCTTGGACTGGTGCTTGTTGGAATCGGGAATACTCTTAATTTATTATTTTTAATTTCATAAGAATAGTGAGAATTTCGTGTATAAATTGCATCTTCATACGTTATCGCTTGCAATTTATTTTGCCATGGCGGAATTACTTCAAAAGTAGAGTCATCAGCATACATACCATAAGTTGACATATTGCCTACTGCATTCAAGCCACCATAATAACCATAAAACCTCCACATTGCATGTGGCGTTTTAAAATATACTCTTCTTATGATAACCCGTTTGTTGTTAATTTTACTAAAATAATCAAAACTAGCAGTCAAAGAATTAGTTTGAATTTCTTGTTGCAAATCATAATCCTGCTGCAGCCTATTTGTGGCAATAGATCCTGAATACACAGCAGCGGTGCCGCCAAGGCCGGATTCCATAATCGTATTGTCCATAATCTTTTTTGAATATCCCAATTTGTATTTAGGATACTTCAATTCAACGTTGCTGCCGCTCAAAGAATCAGTTCGCTGGCCATCTTGATCAAAAGTTCCAGTTGTCGCGCCTAAAGAACTATGTAACACATTTTTGGCTTGATGCACGTTAACGATATATGAATATTCCAATACTGCTTCTTCATAAGCAGCATAAATATTTTTATCAGTCAACTCAATATCAAGAACATCACCACCAAGCTTCCTGTAGGTGAAATTAACTTGTTCAACTGCGCCAGTAATAAAGTTAGTATCAAACAGTTGTGAACCAGCGTCTGCATAAAGACCATACGGATAATTTGCAGAATCACCAGCTACAACAAGACTACCTGTTGATGGCAAGACAACAGCTGATGTTTGTGAACTAGGTGTAAGTGTCGGTGTCGCCATTCATGAAAGTCTCCTATACAATATAATTAGTCAGGAGAGTTTGTTTCTTCTTCAGGCGCTTCCTTCTTCTTGGTACTTTTCTTTGGTGCCACAACTTCTTTTACTTTTTCAAGAACCGTTTTCTTGGCCTTGGCTTTTGTTGTAGTTGTTTTAGTCGACTTTTTGGGCGCTTTTTTGGCTGTGCGTGTTTTCCTGATCTCTTGTCGAGCTTCTTTCTGAACCTTCACAACCTCTTTTCGAGCTTCTTTAACAGCTTCTGTTATAGCTTTCGGAGCTGGCTTCGGTGCGGAGCGTCGGGCCTTTTGGGCTTCGCGCAATTTTGAACGAGCTGCTCTTACTGCCGGATGGCCGGCAAATTTCCCGCCGCGTCTATTAGTCATAAGCTTTTTCTTTTTTCCCATAATACGTTTTCCCTTTTACGATAAATATATCACTTCTTTCTAGCCTACACCGGGGGCGGGCCGTAGCCGGAGCCACCGTAGCCATACGTCAGTGAAGCAGTAAGTGCTAAACAAGGATTTTCAGTTCCATCCAATAGTGATACTGAAGAATCTAAAGTGGTTTGGCCGTACCAGCGTACGCCATCGGTCATCAATTCTAGTGTATCGTTAACCACGCAGCTGGCGCTCGGTTGGAAATCGTCATAAGAAAGATAATAATCATAAGAAAGATTGTCCTGCATGCAGCCGCCAGGATTAGCAGACGAAGAGATTGTAAAGCGGACAGAACCAGCGGACGCAATATTTTGAGGTACAAAAACCATGTTGGTCCCAAACATCGGCACGCGGCCGGGACCGGGAAGTCCGAGTCCGCGCGAATGGACCTCATAGTAGGCGTTGTAGTAAGCGCCGTTGCCATATGCTACATCATTGCGAGACATGGGCTTATGCACGAACATCGAAGTTGTATCATCAGCTGATGCGCTAATCAGAACGTCGCCGCCTGTGACCTCACCGATAACAAATTTGCACCACCAGCCATTGCCGGCCGCTCTGACGCTTGGCAAACTTGCGGTGTATGTGCCATCAGCCACAGATCCAGAATTGAGAACAAAAACTGTTCCGCAATCAGAAACCTTAATAGGCCTGTTTTTTGTGAGAGATATAATTTTTTTTCTATCTGCTGAATATCTTCCTAGCTTACTCATTTTGTGTTATCTCCAATTTAAAATACTATAATTTAGGGTGCGTCGATAAGGGAAATTGAAGCGGAACAAATGGCTTGTCCACCCCAAGTTACGCCATCGGTAACTAATTCTAATGTATCGTTTTGACACCAGCTGGCCGTCTGCCACAATAATGCGTCGACATCGACTTCAAGGCCCGTATCAAGGCCCAGCGCGACCAGGGTCATGCCGAGGTCGGAGACATTGACTTTATGCACGCTTATAGATCCGAGATCATCAGCTGATGCTGAAATAGTTACGGCGCCGCCTGTAGTTTCCCGAACGATAAGCTTACACCACCAGCCCGGGCCTGCAGCTGCGATTTTCGGAAGTGTAATGGTATAAGATCCATCACCAGCAGATCCAGAATCAAGCATAATCACATGACCACAGCTTGTTTGCGTCAACGTTGTATCAGAATCTACATCTGCAACTTTTTTTCTATCTGACGAATATAATCCTACTTTACTCATTTTATTTTCTCCTAACTAAAAGGTTTCTTACCTTGCTAATCATCTATAAATAGTGTTTAGCATTTTTAAAAACCAGATAATTAAATTTAATTAGCTGTATTTCTGCAACCACTCTTCTGCGACGTCTGCTGCTTGTGGTATGCTTTTAAAATATTCATAATCTTTATTATAAACTATCTTTACTTTTTCTATTATTTTTTCCAGCTCAGGCTCTTCTTCCAGTAAAGGTCTTTTACTTGTAAACTTCTTTCTAGTTTTGGAGCTGCTTTTAAGTTCTTGAAAAGATTTATAAATAACATTTTCTGGTATCAAGTTTTCATGCCACTTGTGTTGAGTACTGAAATATATCAGTCCTTCCCCATTATTTAATTCGTCAACATCAATATTATTATTGATAAAGTATTCAAGAGTTTTAAGCGGTGTTTCTTTTAATACTTCTTTCTTTTTTAAGTGTTTAAAGCGTCGTTTTGCTCGCTTGCAGGAAACCTCGTTGTTTGTATAATAATAAGCGCTTAAAAATCTATCAACAGGACACCTCAAATGAACTAAAATTTTAAGTTTTGGATGGTGCACCGGAACATACCTGTGCCAAATAGCTCGTCTTGAATTATTAACTAAAAATGCTCGGCCGCCTGTTTTGGGCACATGATAATAGCAAAGAGCCCTTCCTAATCTATGAAGCATTGTTTTCCTTTGTAGTGTATTATAAATAGTTCATTTATTAATAAAAAAACCCCGCAAAGAGAATTCTCAATGCGGGGTTAAACTAAGTTACTTAGTGTTTACTAGGGACCACCAGTGGAACCGCCCTCACCAAGCAAGCCACGAACAACAACAAGACCATACATATCAGGTCGAACCATCTGTTTGGCATACCGAGTCATCACGCCCTTACGGGGTACGAAGTCTTCGGTACCAAAGATGGTCGGAGTGACCTGTAGCGGTACGTATGGAGCGTAGACATAGCCACTTTCCAAGAAGCTTGAGCCATTGCGGCCGACAAGAACAACATTACGCGGGAAGTAAGGATCAACGAAAACGTCGAACTTACGACTAAGGCTGCCAGCGTTAACTGCGCCGATAGTACCACGATCTGCATCCGCAGTAACGTTCGCACGGAATCCTGAGGTGAACTCAAGAATGTTAGCAACTTCAGGTGAACACACCACGAAGTTAGCTCCGCCACGAAGCGTCTTACGGTGAATCTGAGCCGATACATCGTTAATGGTTTCGACAAGAGTCTCATACCATTCACTTACCGTACCAGTGAAGTCAGGAGCAGCTGCCGTAGCACCAAGCTCCGCACCAGTTTCGCGATGAACGAATAGACCCGGGGATCGAGACCAGTAGTATCGAGCAGCAGTTCCGCCATGCACCAGAGCACCTAGAATCTCACGGTCGATTTCAAGGGCGATCTGCTCAGAAAGAATCTGAGTCAATTCAACCTCGGCATCAAGATTGTGGTAGGCATTAAGATCCTGACCAAGTTCCGGAGTCCATTTGGCTTTGAGCTTTTTGGTAACAGCGGTAACAGCGATACTGTCAACCTTGATATCAATCTCAGGAATAGCCGCAAGATTCTCCAGGGGCCATGGTGCACCCATCGCGACAATACCAATAGCATCCTGGCCAGTGCCGGCCGATGCAGCTGCATTCATGTTATCATGAAGTGGCGAAGTCACAGTGGGGTTTGCTGAGAAACAAGTGGCGTCGCCTGCAACTCGGGCAGGTACTGCAGCATCTTGACCAATGTAAGTAAGATAGAGATGGGTTTTAGAGCCATCCCAAGCAGCTTCAGCCGGGTGGTTTGTCACAGAACCTAGCTCAGTCAACCTTCGAACATGTGCAGCATCATTTAGGTTTGCTTCGCCGCCGCCGACAGTGACTTCAATAGTTATTAACTTATCTGCGTCCAGGGTTTCCTGGGTGAGAGCGCCAACAAGAAGAGAAGCAGAAACCTTCATCACCAAAGCGTCATGGCCGTCGCCTAAGCCGAGAACATCAGGATCCCAACGAAGAAGC